TGGATGAATCAACCAGATATTCTATTTAATTCAAAGATCTTGGAAAAGGGAGCTAAGATTGTCAAAGAGGTTAATAAAGAAGTCGCAGCTATCATTGGAATTAATCCTGCCGCTCGCACTACTTGCGTTAAGCCTAGCGGCAATGCTTCCGTATTACTTCAAACTGCTTCCGGTATACATGCTGAACATTCCCCTATGTACATAAGAAACGTACAAATGAATAAGGAATCAGAAATCACTCAAGCCATTATGAAATCAAATCCATATATGGTAGAAGAAAGTGTATGGTCTGCAGGTGGAACTGATGTCGTAGTGTCGTTTCCAATTATTCCACACAAAGGTTCTCTTATGAAAGATGAATTACTTGGTGTGACTCATTTGGAAAAAGTTAAAATGGCTCAAAAGCATTGGGTAGTGGCTGGTACAAACGAAGAACTTTGTGCAGATAAAGGTATTCGTCATAATGTATCAAATACAATTATTGTTGATGACTGGGATGAGGTTGAATCTTATGTGTTTAAGAATCGCTATTCGTTCTCAGGCATTTCATTCTTACCACCAACAGGCGATAAAGACTACAATCAAGCGCCAAACACTGCTGTGATTAACGCAAAGCAAATGGTAAAAGAATATGATGAGGCTGCAGTTTTTGCATCAGGTCTTGTTGTTGACGCGTTGAAAGTATATAACAACCTATGGGATGCATGTTCTACCGCACAAGGATATGGTATTGATATTTCAGTAGAAAGTTCTGAGAACTCTGCACGTGCAGACTGGAATCGTAGGTTTAAAAACTTTGCAAATAACTATCTTGATGGCAATGAAAAGAAAGCAGAACATTGTTTGAAAGATGCTTTCTTATTGCATAAGTGGAATAAAATTCAATCTAATCTGAAACCTATTGAATGGGATACAGGTTTGACTGCTAAAAAGTATACAGACGTGGATACGCTTGCTGCAGCTGCTTGTGCAGGTGGCGCATGTGAAATCGACTTCTAACGTTGAATCACCTTGTATTCAGGTATGTACACTCGATGATAACATGGTTTGTATCGGTTGCTATAGAACTCAGGACGAAATACGTGACTGGATTATAGCAACCGACGAACGCAAGTTAGAAATACTGGAGAGAATTGCCAATGAATAGATATCGAATTGAATGTCTCGAATGTGAAGACGAAATGTTCGTTGAAACAAGCGTTGATATTCCCGGTTACTGTCCACTTTGTGGTGGTGATGATTTATCTGTCATTCGGCAAGAAGAAATTCTAGAGTGGGACGAAGATGAGTAATATATATTTGTATGTGGTTATATAATAATGAGATCTTTGACGAAACTCCCGATGATTACCAAGGATTTGTCTACGTCATCACAGAACTGGATACAGATAAAAAATATATCGGTAAAAAGAACTTTTGGCGGCCTAAGATCCTACCAAAAAATAGTAGAAGAGCTAGGCGACTACGTACCAAAGTCGAATCCGACTGGCGTGACTATTATGGATCGAATAAGGAAGTTCAGACTCTGGTAGAATCAAAGGGAAAAGATAATTATAAAAGAGAAATCTTGAGGCTTTGTAAAACAAAAGGCCAGATGTCTTATTATGAAGCTAAACTACAGTTTGAGAATGATGTATTACTGAGTGATATATATTATAATGAATTTATAGGATGTAAGATACATTCGCGACATTTAAGGGATAAATAGAATTATGGCACTATACGTATATGAAGTAATTGATCAGGTGAGAAAGGCAAGATCAAAAGATAAAAAGGTCGAGCTACTCAAAAAGCATGAGAGCTGGGCACTCAAAGATATTCTACGTGGAACATTCGATTCCACTATTGCATGGAACCTTCCCGGTGGCGAACCACCTTATACGCCAAACAATGGCCACGACGCGCCAACTAATTTACTCAAAGAACATAAGAATTTTGTATACTTCGTGAAAGGATTACGAGAGTCAAATCGCCTGACTCCAGTAAAACGCGAAAGTATATTCCTCGGTTTGATAGAGGGTATTCACCCTGAGGACGCCAAGCTCGTCATTAATATGATCAACAAAGAGAAACCACAAGGAATCACTCGACCAGTAATTGAGGAGGCATTTCCAAAATTGCTGCAAGACTGATCCTGCAACAGGAGACATTAATGCCAGCATTACAACTCGAAAGACTACAAAACGACATCTCTATTATTGACGCTTACGTTGCTAAGTTGAAGAAAAGAGGGGACTTAAATCGAGTTAAAAAACTTTTGAAAAAAAGATTATTCTTAGAAGAAAGGTTAGCTGCAGTCATTTAATTGTTTACTTTTCCCCTGTTTTGTGGTATAATAATATTATATCATTGAAACAGGGGTTTTTATTATTATGAATTTATTTGTGTTACACCAAGATCCAAAAGTTGCTGCTCAAATGCAATGTGACAAACACGTTGTAAAAATGATTATTGAGTCGGCACAAATGTTATCTACTGCTCATCGTGTTCTCGATGGTACCGTACAAATTGCTCCATCAAAATCTGGTAAGACTATGCAAAAGCATTTTAGGTTATTTGAAGATCCAGAAATGGACCAGATACTCTACAAGGCTGTGCATCGTGGACATCCATGTACAATATGGACAATGGAATCATCAAGTAACTATGAATGGCATTGGAAACATTTTGATGCGCTTTGTGAAGAATATACATATAGGTATGGAAAGACTCATAAGACGAGTTATCTCAGACATCCATTGTGGACACTGCCTACAAATATTCCACATGGCAAGATGACTCCATTTAAGTTGGCAATGCAAGCAAATCCAGAATGTATGGTAGGAGATCCAGTCGAGTCTTACCGTTTATTCTATCAAACAAAACAATCACGCTTTAAAATGAGCTGGACAAAACGTGATCAACCATGGTGGTTTAAAAATGAAGTACACTGCGCTTGACAGATTGAATATGTTGAAAAAAGAAATTGAACACGCTGAAAGCTGTTTGTTGCCACAAGACACGGGCCATATCAATACAGCTATTAGTTGGATGAATACACGTGTTCGTGAATTAGAGGAAGAAATTAATGCCAATTTACACGCTACGTGATACTAAAACAAATAATGAATGGGAAGTTAATGTTTCGTATGATGAGTTACAAACGATCCTTGACGAAATGCCTGACGTTATTCGTGTTTTAAAACCAAATCAATTTATCACTCTGCATGGTAGTGTTATGAGCCGTACTGATACGGACTTCCGTAGCCATTTAAAATCAATTAAAAAGAAATATCCGGGAAGTACGGTTAACGACTAATGAGCAAAACAAAAGTATTAGCATCTGATTTATACGATATCGATCCACAAACTGGAAACCAACAAAAGGTATTCAATTTGTGGGATGAAGGTGAAAACCTTATTTTAACAGGGTCTGCTGGAACCGGTAAGACCTTTATTGCTCTTTATTTAGCTCTTGACGAATTATTAAATGAAGCGCAATATGATAAAATTATTATTGTAAGATCAGTTGTTGCTGTACGTGAGATTGGCTACCTCCCCGGTAAGTTAGAAGAAAAAACAGCGGTGTTTGAAACACCATATAAAATGATATGTGATGAGCTATTTGCCAGTACATCAGCATATAATAAGATGATAAATAGTCATCAGATACAGTTCGAGACAACATCATATATTCGTGGTAAAACATTTGATCGTGCCATTATTATTGTTGATGAAATGCAGAACTTAAACTTTCATGAACTCGATTCAATCATGACTCGAGTCGGAGAAAATTGCAGGATCATATTTGCAGGCGACTACCTACAGTCAGACTTTCGTGCAGAAGGCGAAAGAGATGGCCTTATGAAGTTTCTTAATATTATCGAAAGAATGAGCAGTTTCTCAATGGTTCAGTTTGGATGGGACGATATCGTTCGTTCAGGAATTGTTCGTGATTACATAATGACCAAAGAAATGATGGGGTTAAAATGAATAAATTCGATAAACAATTATTGGCAGGCTGGATATTCGGCTTATCAATAGTATTATGGGCAATGATTGCTGCTGCTCAAAGCGGTCCAAAATGGTCACAAAAGCCTGTTCAGTGCGCTTCACCACCTGAAGTTCTAGAAATGCTTAAAGACGAAGATATGGAACCGCTTATTCAAATGGCTGGTAATATTCTTCTTGAAGGCAACATGTATAGTGTTCCATTTGTATTCTATTACAACTTAGAAAATACAGCTTGGTATCTTATTGAGTATACCAACTTTGAACAAGCTTGTGTTGTAGGTGTTGGTGAAGGTGTTGATTTTGATATTCAAGAAACATTAGCAGAAGATGGACCACCTAAAAAAGAAGGAACTTAATTGTTTACTTTTCAGAAAAAACATGGTATAATATATTATACAATTAAAAAGGAACTATATGATGGAATTTATCCATGAAAAAATTGATATGGGATATGAAAATCTGGATCGAACAGACAGTCCTGATGGCAGGCGATATGTTACCTTGGACGGTAATGCTTATCCTTCTGTCACTACTGTACTTAGCATCTTAAACGAAGAATCAATTGCTAAATGGCGTGCACGTGTTGGTGAGGAAGAAGCCAATCGTATTGGTAACCGAGCAACTACACGCGGTACCGCCGTACATAGTCTTATTGAAAAATATTTAAAGAATGAACCAGATTGTAGAGAAGGTTTCCTTCCACATGTAGTTCAATCATTAGAAAATTTAAAACCGTTATTGGATAAACATGTCACCAAAGTCTACGCACAAGAAGTGCCATTATATTCTGATCACCTTCAACTGGCAGGAACATGTGATGCTGTGGTTGAATGGGATGGAGTCCCTACCATCGTTGATTGGAAAACAAGCAGACGTCCAAAGAAGAAAGCCAACATTGGAAATTATTTCATGCAACTCGCAGCCTACGCAGTAATGTGGGAGGAACGTACTGGCATGCCAATCCAAAACACACGTATTGTTATGGATGTAGATGACTTCCATCCAGTTATGTACAAAGAAACACGTGATGCATGGATTGATAAGCTTATTGAAACACGTGATGAGTACAATCGTAGACAGTTATTTCATTAACAGGTTCATCATTTTTTTTTACTTTTTGCTCATTTTTTTGTTTACATTCGCATTTTTTTATGGTATAATATACTTATAAAATGGAAAAGGAAAGGAAATCCAGATGACATAGCGATAGTAACCACCAAGGTTCGTGATGGAAAAGTTGAGCAACGACAATCAGTCTCAGAGTTAGAAGCGGATCGGGATTTACAGGTCAGGATCGACCCAGGGAATCATCGGTGGAATATAAACAGATCCCCAGCCTTACCCCGGGGTGGACCAATGGTCGGTAAGGTTGGATGTGAAATGACTACCACCCCAAAGGTTTAGTGGAGCGACATAACGCGGTTAGGCCAGTAACCACTTAAAAATTAAGACGCTGGCGGGAAATTATAGGGCGCCCTCATTAGAAAGACCCACTTAATTTGAGGAGACTATATTATGAAAATGTTTTTATTTACACTAGCAATCTTAGGTTCAATCATGTTAGTAGGTATGGTTGAAGATCCATGTCATACCGAAGGCCTTTCAACTGGCTGTATGGAGATTCAATAATGGGTCTGATTGTTGGTATTGCTATTGGAATTGTTATTGGTTACTATCAACCAGAACTTGTTGCTGCTACAGTAGGCTATGTTATCAATTGGATACAAAGTATTTAACAAGTTCATCATTTTTTTATGTACAAATGCATAAAAGCATGGTATAATATATCTATAAAATGAAATGAAAGGAAAATTATATTATGATTATATTTTTAGATATGGACGGTGTTATAGCAGACTTCTTCGGTGGAGTCGCTAAAAAGTACGGTGTTGACCACTGGAAATCAATTCAGCATCGCGATGTTGCTTTTGCTGAATTAAGAAATACAGACTTCTTTGCTACGCTCAATACTTACGTTGAAGACGGTATTGATCGATCATCTAAGATTGTTAACTTTGTTAGAGATACTGCTTTCGTAAATAAGATCGATTGGGGTATCAACTCTTCTCCACTTCAAAACGATCACTATAACTCAGCTTTCTGGAAAAGAATCTGGTTAGATAAGTGGCGTTTTACTCCACCTAAATTAGAAAATTTAGTATTCACTACAACTAAGCATAAATATGCTTATAAT